CCATAGACTTCGTGACATGACTTGGCTAAGGATAGACCACCTCATATAAGGAGGGATCTATGAAAAGCCTGATGTCACTCTGGTCAAGTGTCGCTATGGAAATGGCGACACGATGCTGCACGAGCACCACGCGCGACATAACAACTGTCGAGCGTCGGGTAGAACACGAGGGGTTATCGTTTTTAGCGATAACCCTGGCTGACTATGGAAAGGCCATCCAAAAATGGTTAGACCATGGTCAAGTCGGGCCCAAATCCGATGTCCCATCATTTCGATGGGATCATCGTACAGGTTTCCCCCGATTTCTCGGAGGTTTCCTGACCCGTGTGTTCGACCCTTGTAGTGGTTTGCTTCTGGATGATCCAGATATCGAAGCAATAATTGCTCTTCGTCAGCTAACGCTGATGTTTAGCAAGATTGCTCTTCCCCGGGAGACCTCCAATGGAGGCACCCCCCGCAACGGAAACGGCTATCAAGTCGTTTCTGCTGACCGGGAACGCAAAGCGATGTCTGAATACATCCAGTGTGAGCAGGATGTCAAGAAGTCAGATGCAAAGCTCTCACCTAGGAATAGGATCGAGTTCTGCAAAATGTCTGACTTGCTTTTTAGTAGATTGTTTACTAAAGTAGACAGAGATGTCTACTATTACAATCTATTTCCAAAGCACGGTCCAGGCGCTACTGCTGACCGCCTCTCATCTAATGAGAAGTGGAACCAGCATGCCTGGCCGTCTCGCCTTGAGAGCGTATTCCCCTTTGGGGAATACGCCCTGCCTAACTGGTCATTTAATGACCGGTTAGACAAGGTCGACATCCTTGAACCTGGACAGGAACAACCCGTTAGGGTCATTACTGTTCCTAAAACGCTCAAAACACCTCGCATTATTGCGATAGAACCAACTGCTATGCAATATGCACAGCAGGCGATTCTTCGCAGTTTGCTCGACGCGTTTAAAGAGGATGACTTCCTCTCGCGCGTGATCGGATTCGACGACCAGGAACCTAACAGGTTCTTGGCCCGATTGGGTTCACTTAGCGGTGAACTCGCCACACTCGATTTGAGTGAGGCATCCGACCGTGTTTCGAATCAGCATGTACGACTAATGTTGCGGAACCATCCTCATTTGCTTGAGGCCGTTCAAGCTTCACGTAGTCGGAAGGCTGATGTACCTGGCCACGGTGTTATCCGTTTGGCCAAG